ATCCTATTCATCAAATGTATACCAGCCAGATACAATGTATTTTATGCCTTTGTATATTGGATTTCCCCTATGAGGATGCGTATAATACGCTGGAAATATTGCTAACTTGCCTGGTTCTGGTTTTATTTTTACACCTTGGTATAAAAATTCTGTCTCACCGCCTTCTTCTACTGAATTTAAGTAAAGCGTATATGCCATTAATCTAGAAGAAGTACATAAATCTGCATTTTCACAATGCCATGCATGATAACCTTGATGTGGTCTTGTTTTTTGAATGCTCATTCCTTTAGGAGAGTGTTGAACTACAGCACCAAGACTGTCATATTTTTTTCTATACTTCTCCTCGTATGTTGTCATTATAGTTTGATAAAAAAACTTACATAAGTCTGCATCAACGTGAAACATGTTATTATGATTGGCCATATCCATAAAAATTCTTTCATCTTGATTTTTAAATCCTGTTTGATGTTCGGTTAGTTGCATACTTGCACGTTGTTCAAAAGTTTCAATAAGTTTTTTACAGTAATCTAAAGGAAAACAATGCTTATATTCTTCTATTCCGTTGTAATCACCTTCCATATTTGTCTCCTAAATAAAAAATTGTTGGTTTAATCTGTAGTTATCACCAACAAACATTCCTGGTTTAACGTATGCAGTATGCAATACTGCTTGATTGTACAGCACCATCCTATTAAATATCATCGGAGCCATACCAATCATTTCAAAATCCCCTATACTATCAGTGATATATTGATTGATAGGTATTTTTCCTGCTTTGTCTAGGGTTTGCATTTGATGTTGATCATCATAATGTGTTTTTCCACCATATGTATAGAAACTTGTACCACCTTGACACTCATCAGCAGTATTCAAATAGATTGTGCTGGCAAAATTTACACCACTGGTGTTGTCCATGTGAGGACATAAAGGTGGCAAGTTCTCGCTTTGCATTACATTTACCATAAACGTTGCGTTTGTGAAACTTTGTTGGAGATAATTTGGAGGTAGTTGACTAGCTTCTGCATGAAAGTGTGTCCTAATCAGTTGATCAAACACCCAAGCCATTGGTGACAAATCATAAAATGCATTTATCCTATGAGCAGGGTTCATTCCCCGTATTCTTTTATTTCTACTTGCTGGAATATCAAGAGCGAGTTGCCTAACAGCCCAAGGATCCTTGTAAAAGTCATCAACTATTAATACTTTGACATCACCTGGCTGATATATTTCAACTTTTACATCATAGTTTGGGTTAATTTCAAAGACTTCATATTCGTCTATATTATTTTTCTTCATTTTCTTTCAACTCCAATATAAAATTAGCACTTATGGTTGCTCTGATATTATCAGTTTTGTTGCCAGTTACATAATGTTCTAGTGTACTAGGAAAATAAATTATATCACCTTCTTCCATAGGTGGTGTTATTCTATTATTAAACATAAATGGTTCACTCGACAATAACGGCAGTCCGCTAGAGTGTAAATTATCATACGTATTTTTATAAAATACAAAATTTCCGCTATCCTTAGGTGTTTTTAACATGTATGCACAACTAAAAACACTTCTGCCTGCGTGATTGTGTACTTCTTGATAGTAATCTTTTTTATATCTGTTGAGCCAACATTCTATTCCATATCGAATAGGAGCATTTATCTTAAAATGTTTTAGATATTCATTCAATCCTATTATGGCACTTTTAATGAATGTACTGAAAGGTAAATTATTGGCTTCAGGATTACCAAATGTAGTATCTACATTACTATACCATGTAGAAACATTATCAAAATTACTGTCATCTTTTAGAACATCTTCAAAATCTTGCTGTATCTGTTCATGCTCTGGTAATTTAATTTTGTAAACTGGTATAGCATATAGGTTTTGTAACATTAGTTTTTCATTTCTATTAGTTTACCAAATTCTGGCAAATAACAATACTCCATTTCGCTGTTATACAAAGTTCTTACTGCATCTTCTAATGTTTCAACCAATGGTTCGCCAGCAAGATTAAAACTTGTATTGAATATAATTGGCACATTTGTCTTTTTATAAAACTCTTCGATCAAACTATAGTAATTTTTATTTTGTTCTTTTGTAACTGTTTGTATTCTGCATGTACCATCAACATGAATTATGGATGGAATCTTTTCTGCAACACCTGGTTGACAATCCATAGCGTACATCATATGAGGAGATTGCTCCATTCCTTTCATATCAAACCATTCGTGTGCATGTTCTAACAAAATTGAACCTGCAAAAGGTCGAAAGTATTCTCTCCTTTTTACTTTATTAACAAAATCTTTGCCATCTTCATAAGTAGGGTCAAATAAAATGCTCCTGTTGCCTAATGCTCTTGGTCCATTTTCAGATTTTCCTTGAAATATAGTAACAATATTTTTACTTGTTAATAATTCTACAATTTGTTTATTATCTGCATCGGTTACACTTGCACCATAACGATTTGCTATATCAGTGATATCATTTAAAGTATACTCATATTCGAAACCTTCATATATTGTTTCTGCGTATGGTCTTACTTTTTTATCTTTTGTAGTTTGATGATATTGCAACATAGCCGCACCTATCGCCGTTCCTGCATCGTTGCTTACCGGTTCGACATAAAGTTTTATGTCTTCTTTGTTTAATTCATCAAGAAAATAATAGTTTGCTACACAGTTCAAAGCATATCCCCCACTTAAAACAACATTTTTGTTGCCTGTCATTTCAACTGCTTTAAAAATTAGCTTTAAAACTTCTTCCTGTGATTCTTTTTGTACAGCGTATGCAAGATTTCTTCTATTTTCTAGTGTAGTTTTGTCTATTCTACTATTAGATTGGTCATCTGTTGTTTCTAAATACTCAAATTTGGATTCATTTACAATCGCCGCATTTGGATATGTGGGTATAATGAAGTTTTTATCAGCTGTTCTCCATTTTCCTCCTCCACCGTCGGTATAAATTTTAGGAAATTTGTCGCATGGTTGTCCGTAAGGACTTAATCCCATAGTTTTTCCTGCTTCAATGGGTTGGAAGCCGCAATATTGAGTAACAGCTTCGTATGCCTTAACTATACCAGCTGTATCGTCAAGAACTAATTCATGATATCCTTCTTCACGCTCTCTATCGGATGGTATTTGATCAATTCTAGTACCAGGATACGGTCCGTTTCCTCCTTGGTGTTTATATAATGTTTTAAAATCATCAGGATAACCACATGAAAATATGCTTTCACATTCCCAAGTCATGGTTTCTTCGTTGTATAAACCAGTATTGATATTCATAGGTATAAATGTACCTGCACCATCTACCACTAAAGCAACAGCAGAATCAAAACCTGATCTATAAAAAGCACAAGCGGCATGTAGCTTATGATGTATATCGCTCATATCAATTACCTGTCTATGCTGATATTCACCCATATATGCAGAGTCTGACCTGTCAATAAGTCCAAGTTTTCTTGCCAAACCTGTGTAAATGTCTCCACCACTAAAGTCTATTCTGCTAGATTCTGCTAAAGGTTGTGTATGAGCCACTACTAGGTAGTCTAGTTTGTCTGTATAATCAAGAAATTTTGTCATAGCGGCCAAAGGACCACCGTCATATTTCTTTCTAGTAAGACGCTCTTCTTCAATAGCAAAAACTATTTCACCATCTTTGAGTAAAACTGCACCACCATTGTGGCCTCTTGTAATTGCTCCTATCCATTGTGTCATACTTTTATTCCTCTCTTATTGTATGTAACTGTTTTAATCATATGTAACTTCATAAATGAAATCGCAAACAAATGCTCTTCTTTCTTGCAAAGTTGGATATACCCCATGATAAACTTTTCCGTCCATAATACTTACATCGCCAGCAATGCATTTTGCTAAATCACTAACTAGCTCTCCAGTAACTGGATTTTGTGTAATACTTTTAAGTTTTCCTGCTAGAGGTTTATCATCATGTAATTCTAATGTGTCTAAAAACAAAACTGATGTAAATTTTCGTAAAGGTAAATGTGTATGAAGTCCGCTATATGCTCCAATAGGGTATTTAATCCACCAACATTTTTCAAATTTAATACTGTCAAATCTAAAAGGTTTAAGTTCTTCAATTAAAAATTTTTCATATTCGTGATCGGGATCTACTTGATATGGATATTTGAATTCATGGTTATAAGTAAGTTCAGCACCTCCATGGTCAGTATGTGTTTGCACACCCATATTTTCTTCAAATAATGGTAGGAATCTTTTCCAGTCAGGATATTTGCATTTTGAAATCCAATAATCTGCTATCTTGCCTCTTTTTGATAGAAACCAAAAATCCTTATCTCCTTGATAGGCGTTGTTTAAAAAATTTTCATCCATTATATATTTTCGTAATCAAAATCACAAACAAAAACTTTACGTTCATTAAGTGTTGGATACGTTCCATGATAAACCCTGCCATCCATTATTACAACATTACCTTGAATTGCAGGCGTGGCAACATAATTAATTTCATGATCTGTGGGTTGTAGTGTAACTAAATTTCCTGCCAGTGGATATTCTTGAGAATGGATTGATGTTGTTAAAAACAAAACTGCTGTCAATTGTCTATCAGGAACGTGGCTGTGCATTCCACTATACGCTCCAGGTATGTATTTTACACCCCACGACTTTTTAAAATTTGTAATTTTTATTGGTAAGCCTTCGCAAGACTTTTTAATAAATTTATGAAAGTGTTTTTCATTGTCTAACTCTTCAGGATATTGCATTTCCTTTTTATAATACAACCATCCGTTGCCCCAGTCTTTATGGCCTATATTACCTTTTGTAAATAAGTCGTCAAATCTTCTGTACTCCGGATAGTGCAAATCATCTATTACCCAAGTTTCTAATTGTCTCATAGGTTGCGAACTAGTATGCTCTTGCCAGTCTTCTAAAATAGCACTTTCTTGCTCACTGTTTAACCTCACTGACCTGTCCTTCCAAGTATTTTAGCAGGTTCCTTGGCATGTGTTACTCCTGCATCATTTTTGTGGACGACCCCATGCGTCGGGCAGACTTCTCCTTGCTGTTCTTGAGGTTTGTACGTTCCCGTATAAGCCCGAGGTTTACCAAGGCGTTTACGCACACTTGATACAATTTCCTTAAAACTTTCATCATTTAACTCCATTACTTCATCGTTGTATCTTTCAATTTCATCTTCCATCGTTAGTCTAATAGGACTAAATTTTCTTTTACCTTCTCCTAAATCAATTATATCAAAGTCAGGAGAGTTTGGGTAAGAAATATTAATAGGATATGTACTACCGATTACACTGGTACAAGTAGTACCTAATGCTTTTGCCATATGTTGACCTAAACTATCACAACCTAAAAAGTGATCTGCTATTTGTATCACGCTTGACCATACTCGCACGTCAGGAATTTGTGGAACAGCAACAGGAACTTTTGCATTTTCTTCTATTGTTACTGGCCATTCTGCCATTATTATTACGGCATAATCATTTCTTAAATCTTTACAAATTTTAATTACATCGTTTAGATGAAAACTCCTTGAAGAACCATCTATAATAAAATCGCCCATATTCTCTGCTGTGCGGCCAAATGGTTGAAATACTAAAACTTTATCTTTACCTGTGACTGCTTTTATTTCTTCAACAACTTTGTAACCTTGAACAAGTTCGTGTTTGTTCATATATATTTTTGGATCTGCTACTTCTCGCAATCCTTCGTTATTAATAGCAATGTCGAATGCCTGTGCTAGACTACATTTTTGATTATAATATTCCCAAACTCTATATGGTTCAGGGGTTATACAATCTCTATCTTTAATATAATCTTTGAATAAATTTTTATGCCAGTGATCAAATGCCATTTCGTGTAGGAAAGGATGTCCTTTGTAAAATTCCATGCCCCCTTCACAAACAATTATAAAATCTTTATCTTTTTCGTAAAGTTTTTCAAAGGCAGGAATACTGGCTACTGTCCGACCTGCTCCACCATTCATAAAATACACTTTTTTTCTTGACACAATGTTGCTCCTAATATGCAAATATTTATGGAGTAATAGTCAAGGTGATAGGTAATACTGGCTTGATTAAATTGTAGGGTAAATTACTTTTTGCCTGCGGCTTTTTGTGCGGCTACACTAACATCTACTGCGAATGCGCCGTCTCTATATGGATCATTTGGATCGGAAGATTGTTCTGGTTCTCGCATGTCTTTAGGCATTACCGGAAACATTTGCACTGATTGCCATGGCTCGTAGCCTTTTGCTATCATTACCGCTGGAAGATCTCTTAATTGCTGTCTATATGTTTTCCATGCAGTTTGTAATGATTCTGGAGCATCTGTCATTCCAACCTTTTGATCTGTTTCATGTAATGCGGCGTCTCTCACGTCTCTTACCTCTGCCCAAGTTAAGTCCTTTTTAACACCTGTAGCTTCCCAATCATGACAAGGAATTATCCATTCTTTTTTATCAAAATCGTAAGTAATGTTTTGTTCGTCATATACATCACGTGGTTCTAATTCGTCAGTGTATTCTACATCCATGTAACCTTCTGGAGCGTCCCATAGGACTTTCCATTCTCTACCTCTTCTGAAAACAACTAGATCTTCGCGACCTTCATCATTTCCAATTTCACAAAGCAACGGATTTTCTTTACAATCTACTGTAATTCTAGTAATATCTGCACCTGCTGGTCTTTCAAGATCTCTTTTTTCCCACATGCACCATCCACACTCTTTGCCATAATCATCTGAATTTTTATCATGACATACTTCAAAAGTTAAAAATTCTGGACCTTTATATGTGTGTGTTCCAGTACGCCCTTCGGTAAAGCTATTTTCTCTCCACTTATCCCAAATCGGATATTGAAATGTTTTTTCTATTCTTCTCATTGCTTATATGCTCCTATAAGTATTTATCATCTTTACATAAAAGTT